GCATCAACAATTCCAGTTCCGCCGGTTACATAAAGAGAGGATAAAGTTCCGTGAACGGATCCGTCTTGATTAGTTCCACCATTAGGAGCCAAGTTACAAGCACCAGAACCATTTAAATCAAAGATGCTGCGATAGACAGGAGGCCCAAAATATCCGAAGGGAAGCAGAGTTGCATCAGTTGCCCCAGCGTCTACATCACTGTTCATTTCAATGTACATAAAGTTTGACTGATTGTCATATTCGCCGTAGGTCTTCAAACGACGCTCGACTGAATCCCAAGTGGAATATTTATCCCCAATGCGACGTGCGACGTAGTTAGGCGAACCAGGATCAAGAGTCAAGTTGTCAAACCGCTCGATTACCTCAATCGCATTATCCGAATCATAAAGATTTCTTAATACAACTGAGAATGTTCCATAATCATCCACGTTGTTGGTTGATTGACGTACTTTTTCGATAGAAATCTTTACATTCTTTTGTAGCCATTCGCCATGGCCGCGGCCAATAAAACGAAAAAGACGCTGCTTACGGAAAGAAACAAAATCTGCAGGGGCCCCCATATCTTGGCTGATAAACCAACCGGTTCGGCCTTCTCGATATTCTTGGCTCTCCATATCCCACGGACCTTGCGAAGTTCCTCTAGAAATTGCGAACATACAGCCAATAACAGATCCTGAATTCATTCCACGATCACGAATTTCTTGATCGTAGGTTTCTCCAAGCCAATAGCTCTTGCCTGTCTTAGGTCCATAAAAGGTCGTACCGCTTACCAATTGAGGGTTTGTGCTAAACTTTTTACGAATATAGTTGTCGCTTGAATCATCAAAGTTAAATTGAATTTTTTCTGCTTCAGCAGATTCAGATCCACTCACCACTATAGTAAACAAATTGTCGACGCCAGATTGTCCAATTACTACACCATTAGAGCCAGTAGCCTCGGTATCATCTCCGCCTGCGTCTGTAATTAATCCGCCGTAGACGGTGCCGCTTAATGTCATTTGGCCATCTTCCACATAGAAAATAGCAGCCAAACTACCGGTGCCGATCACAGCCTCCGTAGCAGAAGCAGAAGTGAACAACCAAAGTCCGTATGAACCACCATTATTGTCTGGAACTCGGTCAGGAGGATTAAGAGTCTTCCAGCCTGCAGCTGAGGCGCCGCCTTCAGCGCTTCCAACAGAAGTCTGTGTTCCTAAAAGTCGAACGTAGGTAAGAGGCGCGACGTTAGACTGAAGCCATGCTTTGGCTGCATATGTTCCATACATTGGAGACTGTAAGTTTCCATCGCGATAAACATCGCGACCATTGCCTCCAGCGACGGTTGGGCCGTATATATTAACGAACTGTTCGTATGATTCTACTTTAACTGGCTGCATAGCGGGGCCTCGTGAGGCACGGCCGATAATAACGGGACCAATAGAGTCCGCGGACTGGGGAACAAAGGAGTTGTCAATCTCGTTGATAAAGACTCCTGGAGATACAAACTTGAAACTTTTTACTGACATATTGCTTTCCTCTTATTTTTGTGCAAATGATAGCGCAATCATTAATTAAATAGTATTTTGTCCTCCAAAAGGAGTTCAGGAAGTGTAAATGTTTTATACTTTACTTTTTAATCTCTCCAAATAAATTTGGAATACCTGGCGGTGCTACTTGTTCTTGTGGATAAGTAATCTCAACCGCGTTCTCTTCAACGTGAACTATTGGTCGATCATCGCTTTCACCTTCGCCTATTAAATATCCAAGAACTTTAATAGTTATATCGGTAGAAAACATTCTCATTTCCTCTTGTAAATCCGCCACATTGTTATTAGAAGCGAAGTTTTGCTCAAAAAACGCCTCGTAAAGATGACCATTTCTTCTCATAATAAAAGAGTTAATTTGACCAGTTCGAGTTATAAAAGGCGCTAGCATCTCATTCATTTGCTGTTGATACTCAGCTTTGAGCGTAATTTTATAATCTATATTTATATATACAGGAATTGGCACAGACAATGATTGCACTACGATTTTTTTATTAGTGCGTGGATAATACAACTGACGGGTACCAGCGTTTTGATTTAAATCGCGAACGTTGGCTACGGTTGCAAAGTTATTGGTTTTGTCCTCAACTATTTTGCGTGCTATAACCCATCTTCCCGATCTTCCATTTTTTCTATTTGAATAATAATTTGCTTGAAAGCCGCCTTTTCGATTTGGATCCTTAACAACCGAAGAGCGCTCAACGCTTATAAAAGGAAGTTTAAGGGCGCCTGCATCATCCCTTAGTTCCTTTCTGTTTTTAATCTGAAACGAACGTTCGGGCGCTTGCCACAGCATTGGAACTTTCGTAAATCCCTCATTGGTAAGGACACTAATGTCCAACTCATCTTTAACCCATGATGTTAAGGCCATGTCTATATTTTCTAATGTTGAGGCCAGCATACCTAGCGATCTTAAAGAATGTTTAGATGAACCTGAAGGCAACAACGCAAAATTAAAATTATCAGGAAGCATCGAACAACCCCTTTCTGGCGCGCTTGCATGTGGCGGCAATCTCAAATTCGCGATTTGCTTGGCCAAATAACAGTTTAGGCTCAGATAGTTTAACTATCTCGTAATAATAATCATTGTATAACACAAAGTCTCCCTCTCTTACGTATAGATCCTGATCTTCTTCTAATCGTCTTTTGTGAAAATGAACTAAGATTTCCCAACTTTTATCTATTCCTCCGTTCGCCAAATAGCTGGTTGCAAATTCTGTATATTCTATCAATGCGTAAATTCTAACCGGGGGGAGGTAAGTTTTAACAATAGCCTCTCCATATAAAGGATGAAAATTAGTGGCATCCAAATCTATTGAATAATAAAGCAATTGTTGGCCAATAACTTTTTCAATCAGCTCATCGTTGACTTGTTTAACTAAGTCGCGTTCTTTCTTTCCCAAGAACAAAGGAGGGGGCGGTGCTTTAGGTCTTTTCCACTGATCTGACATTGTTTATTACCCCACAAAAATAGGAAGCGGTGAATTTTTAAAAGTAGTGGCCGTTGCTTCAGCGGCCTCACTATCAATTTTAATTAATTCGGCGTACTCCATCTCCTTTAAGCTTTCTACTAATTTATCTCTCAGGGTGTTTTGCTCTTCTTTCGCTTGGCTCAATAAATCTGAGTAATTTAACGTTACAGATTCGCCGGGAATCGGAATTGTTCCAAATTTACCACGAACTTGGCCCAGCATTTCTTTGCACAGCGCCAAGGCATATTTTCTAATCCACTGTTTACCCATTGAGTTGATACTGTCATACGGCAAGTTTTCAAAAGGCAAAGTATTCATATTATTGACACCTAGTGTGCCGTCATGATATCCATCAGACTCTTCCCATGACGCACTATCCACATAAAACCTAAACCAAATGCGGTCCATCTGTTGAGACCACGTGCTGGGGTTGGGGTATAGGCGAAGACGATTATCTATAATCTCATACGCAAAATTAGAGGTTCTTGTAACAATAGAGTCCTCATACATGATGGCTTGTAGCTTGTTCTGCCAAGTAGGAATAATCTCAAAAGTAGAGTCATCTGAAAATTGTCCATAC